GGTTATATTGATGGTCAGACTGGTGAGTTTAACACAGTTTCTCTATACGAAAGTTTGAGAGATGTTATGGCACAAGTTAAGATCAACCCAATCGCAACACTACCGGGTGTAGGTATAGTTAACATGGGACAATACACTCGTGCGCATGCCGCAACTGCATTAGATAGAATTAATGTAGCAAGATTGATTGGTTACTTGCGTAGACAGTTGACAATATTGGCCAAGCCATTCTTGTTTGAGCCAAATGATGCACAGACAAGAAACGAGATCAAATCGGCTGCACAAAGCCTATTGTTAGAACTGGTTGGTCAACGAGCTCTATATGACTTCGTAGTTGTATGTGATACATCAAACAACACACCGGCTAGAATTAGTCGTAGTGAACTTTGGCTTGATATTGCCATAGAACCAGTTAAGGCAGTTGAATTCATCTATATTCCATTGCGTATACTTAACACTGGCGCTATTGCTTCCGGCAACTTTGGATCAACAGCAAAGTAATTAGATATTAAAGAATAAGGAGCATAAAATGCCAATTGCAAGTTTAAACAGATTTACAGTACCGTTATCAACAGACCAGAGTAGTAATACACAAGGTCTTTTGATGCCAAAGCTGAAATACCGCTTCCGTGTTACACTAGATGGCTTTGGAGTAGCAGGAACACCATCTACTGAGCTAACAAAACAAGTTATGAATGTTAGTCGTCCAGAACTTAGCTTTGAAGAAATCAAACTAGGCGTATATAACAGCACAGTAAAACTAGCTGGTAAGCATAGTTTTCAGGATGCTAAACTAACATTGCGCGATGATGTTAGCAACGCAGTTACTAAGAAAGTTGGCGAACAACTACAGAAACAATTTGACTTCTTTGAGCAGTCAAGTGCGGCTTCTGGTATTGATTACAAATTCTTAATGCGTGTTGAAATCTTAGATGGCGGTAACGGTGCATTTACACCTACAGTATTAGAAGGTTTTGAATTCCAGGGTTGCTGGATCAAACAAGTAACATATCAAGGCGGCGACTATACCAGCGCAACAGATCCAATGGATATTGCATTGACAATCTGTTATGATAATGCTTTACAAGTTGATGCCGCAGGTGCATTACAAGGACTTGGTGCAACAGTCGGCCGAACAGTTCGTTCACTAGCACTAGGTTAATAACCCACTAACAAGAAAAGCCTGGCTTAAAACCCGGGCTTTTTCTTTGGCTAAATATTACTATGAGTAATGCCTTTACAAATTTTCTAAGCGGTGTTGTTGGTGGCGTATTTGGTCCTGGACCATTTCTGCGAGACTATCAACATGCCAACCGCTTGTATGTGCAAAATACCTATGCTAGATCTCCCAAGCATGGGTTTTTATATTTTGTCTCATTCAATCTCAACAAGGGTGTTGTAGCTAATACTCAATGGTTGGCAAGAGACGCTAATAGTGTAGGGCTACTGGTCAAAAAAATCGATCTGCCTAAATTTGATATAACCACAGAAACGGTCAATCAATACAACAGAAAAACACAGATACAGACATCATTAAAATACAGTCCTTTGAATGTCGAGTTTCACGATGATAATAGCGACATCACTAATGGTCTTTGGACCAACTATTACAAATACTATTACCAAGACAGCAGTTACGGTGATACTAAGGCAGGTAAACTTAAAAAAGGTCAATTACCTTCTAGCTATGTAGATACAAAATACGGACCTATTGATAACGCATACGGTTTTGATAATTATCAAACTGTTCCCTTTTTTGAAACTATTGATGTCTATGTATTACATCAACAGAAGTTTACACAGATTACATTGGTCAATCCTATAATTAGTTCATGGCAACACGACAGTCTGAATCAAGATGAAGGTACAAAAGTACTAAGCAACAAGATGATTGTAACCTATGAAAATGTATTTTACAATTCCGGAATCATTAAAAAAGATATCGTAGCAGGTGCGTTCACTGCGGTCTATTATGACAAAACACCTAGTCCGTTGAGTGTCGGTGGCAATGGTACCAACACACTATTTGGCGCAGGCGGAGTCATTGCAGGTGCTAATAATGTACTAGGCAGTTTGGCCGAAGGCAACATTCTAGGTGCGGCTATTGGAGCAGTAACCACATTTAACAATGCTAAACATCTAAATTTGAAACAAGAAGGTTATAGTATACTAGGTGGAGTGCTGGGAAATGTGCAGGCAAACGGCAACCAGCCAGGCGGTATCGGTAGTGCAGTAGCAAATGGTATAAATCAAAGTGGACTAGGGGTTTTAGGCAATGTGGGAATTAATTTATTCTCGGGGCAAAATTCCAGTGTTAATAATCAGACCAAAGCCGCTCCATCTAATCTTACAGGTCGTTAAAAATGAAAACAGTTTATAATAATATTCCACCGGCACCTGTGTCAACTAATAAAGAATCAACTCTGCAGGCATTTAGTGTATATTCTACACAGCCATTAGAACTAAGTACCAGTGTGTACACAGCTATCAAGGGATTTTTTACTTTGCGAGGGTTTGATACAACTGCGGCAGACTCAATCGCTGTGATTATTATTTCTCAATCTAAGAAGGACGGTTATAATCCTATGACAATCTTAGACACACTTAGGGGACTGGATAATGTTGAAATTTCAGCTTTGATCGCAGAGATTTTAAATTACAACAGATTTAAAACCAGTGCATTGGGCTATACCAGACAATTTATTCCTAACCAAGAAGTATTAAGAAACATTGTTGCATGAGCTTAAAATTTAGTCAAGGTGTATATACGCCTAAGAATCCGGAAAAGTATATAGGTTCAAAGGTACCGTTTTGCAGAAGCAGTTGGGAAACCACATTCTGTATGTTCTGCGATAATAATCCCAGCATACAAGAATGGGCAAGTGAACCAGTTAAGATTCCCTATAGAGACCCATTGACTGGCAAGCAGACAGTGTATGTGCCTGATTTCTTAATTTCTTATGTAGATAAAACTTTAAAAAAGCATGTTGAGATGGTTGAGATTAAACCTGCCAATCAGATGCTACAGGAAAAAATTGGTAAAAATCCCTATAACCAAGCGCAATTTGTTAAGAATCAGGCCAAGTGGGCCGCCGCCGCAGATTGGTGTAGGGGAAGAGGAATACATTTTCGAGTAATTAACGAACACGATATTTTTCAGAATGGTAAGAAAAAATAATAAGTAAGAGTATGACTAAGAAATTAGAAGAACTATTAAACATTGAATCTGATAAAGAGCCACTGATTGAGTCACCAAAGACTCCTTCTGTGCCCACTATCAGTCTAGAAGATAAACTAGAAGAATTTGACAAAATTGCCGCCGCATTACCTCGTGTAAAAGGACTAGGTGATATTAGTGATGCAGAGTTAGATGCACTAGCGGCTAAAGCAGAACAGGCCTATGATGATCTAATGGATTTAGGTATGAATGTTGAAGCTCGATATGGTGCTCGTATGTTTGAAGTTGCGGCCAACATGATGAATGCCGCTATACAGGCTAAAAGCAATAAAATAGACAAAAAACTTAAAATGGTTGATCTACAGTTAAAGAAGTTGGCCATAGATAAAAAGCACGGACAAGAAGGTGAAACCTTTGAAGCTGAAGGTGTTATTGTAACAGATCGCAATAGCATATTGGAAAAATTAAAGAATCTGAATAAATAATACACTATGAGAACATTCAAAGACTACCTATCTGAATCTATTGCCTCAAAAAAACACGAGTTCCGTGTTAAGGTTGCAGGTACATTTTCAGCTGAGCAAGAAGCTAAACTACGCTCTATGATGGACCGCTATCAAGTTGAAGCGTTTAAAAAAGTAGGTACTACACCTATCCAAGAGCTTCCATTAGATTTCCCAAATGTTAAAAACTGCGAAGTTCATATCTACGAAGTTACTGTAGATTATCCAACAACACAGCAAGAACTGACAGAATACCTTACACAAGGCCTAGCAGTTAATGGTCAAAATTTAGTTGTTCGTCGTCCAGGCGAACCTTATGAAGAATACCAACACAAAGAACCTAAGCGTGAAGGTGCTTTGTTAAATGATCCAGATTATAAAGAAGCTGGTAGTCCAAAGTTTGAAGACTACTATGGCGACAAATACAATTCAGGTTTTGTAAAAGAGTTGAATGACTTGTTAAAGCTAGAGCGTAAAGCTAGAGGCGAAGTTATTCCCGAGACTGCTCCTGCAAAATACAATACCGACACCCCTGCAGATACAAAAACTAATCTAGAGCAGGCCCCAGACCCAAGGAAGAAATAACATGCAAATGATCGATGTATTAAAACGCCTAGCTGAACTAGATTCAACTAATCCAAGTATTGTAAAAGAAAACGCCGGCATAGAAGAGTGCGGCCCAATGGGAATGATGGGCGGTATGGGACAATCACATACTCCTGCAAGTATTTCGATGTCAGCTGATAGTGGCGAAGAACTAAGCGGTATGCTTGGTGCTATTATGAAACTAGCAGGTATTGAAAAAGTAGAGCCACACCACATGGGCATGGAACCAGAACCAATGAACCTAACAGCAGAGCCAATCGCCGCTGTTGGTCCTGCTCCTAGTGCAGGTGATGAAATGCGTTCTGTGCTAGATAAAATGAACGGTGCCGGCGGAGAAGAAGAGTTTGGTGACGAGGACGGCGAAGAAGAAACAGACGAAGGTCAATATGACAATAGTCCTGCTGATCCTAACGGAGCAAATCCGTTTGATGCTGAAGAATTTGCTAATCATCCAAACAAAGGTAGTACACACGGTCGCGCTACAAAGAACAATCCACATGGCAACCCTGCTAATCACGAGCAGGAAAAGAAAAATGACATGACCATGGAGCAACGCTTGATGGCCGAATACAAACAGTATGTTGCCGAGGGCGCCGAGTTTGGTGCTTACTACAATGAGCAACTAGCACAACAAGTATTTGATGAAAATCCAAATTTACCTGTACAGGGCAAGTGTGAAGAATTATTAGACGCAGGATACAAGATTGCAGTACAGGATTTAGGGAAAAAAACAGCCCGGTATAAATTCGGATATGATGAGGATTTCCCTAGCGATTTTGTCAGTTCATATCACTACCTGCAGAAACAACATAGTCAACAGAGCGAACCATCTCACGATATGATGGAAGGCAAGATGTGCTCAGGCTGCGATAAGCCAATGAAAAAATGCTCATGTGACGATTAATAAACCTTAGGATGTAATCCAAATAGCCTCTTCGGAGGCTATTTTTTTCAGTAAATAATAACATGGCCACTAACAATAAAGAAAATCAACTCGTAAAACGAGCCCACCAGGTACAGCGTTTTACCGAAAAAGATATCGAGGACTTGATGAAATGTCAAGATCCTGCAACTGGCCCTCACTATTTCTTAAACAACTTCTTTCATATTCAACATCCTGTCAAAGGCAAGTTACTGTACAAGCCATTTGAATATCAAGAAAGACTAGTTAATAGCTATCACGATCATAGATTTAACATCAATTTGCTACCTCGTCAGACAGGTAAAACAACAACAGCCGCTGGTTATTTGTTGTGGTATGCCATGTTCATGCCGGACAGCACTATTCTAATTGCCGCACACAAGTACACGGGTGCTCAGGAAATTATGGCTCGTATTCGTTACGCCTACGAAATGTGTCCTGATCATATTCGTGCAGGCTGTACCAGTTATAACAAACAAAGTATCGAATTTGAAAACGGTTCGCGTATTATGGCGCAGACAACGACTGAAACAACAGGTCGTGGTCTTTCTCTATCATTGCTTTACGCTGACGAGTTTGCGTTCGTACCGCCCAATGTGGCCACTGAGTTCTGGACTTCAATTTCGCCAACACTAGCAACTGGTGGTAAGGCCATTATCACAAGTACTCCTAACAGCGACGAAGATCAATTTGCACAAATTTGGAAAGAAGCTAACCTAAAGTTCGACGATCACGGTAATACGCAAGAAGTAGGTAAGAACGGTTTCTTTCCCTTTAGGGCTCACTGGACAGAGCATCCTGATCGAGATGAAGCCTGGGCCAATGTAGAAAGAAGTCGTATTGGAGAAGAACGGTTCCGACGTGAGCACGAATGCGAATTCTTGGTATTCGATGAAACACTTATCAATAGTATCCGTCTTGCAGGGTTAGAAGGTCGCGAGCCTACTATGAAAATGGGACAGTGTCGTTGGTATAAAAAAATCGATCCTCGATGCACATATATTATTGCATTAGATCCTAGCCTAGGCACAGGTGGCGATCCAGCCGCCATACAAATTATAGAAATACCTACATTTAATCAGGTAGGAGAATGGCACCATAATCTAACTCCTGTAACAGGGCAGGTTAGGATTCTACGGGATATTTGCAAATATATTGCAGATGAATGTTCTGCAAAAGGCAGTCAGGCCAGTATCTACTACAGTATAGAAAACAACACCTTAGGTGAAGCCGCATTAGTAGTTGTTAACGAAATCGGCGAAGAAAGTATTCCGGGCTTATTCCTTAGTGAACCTATCAAGAAAGGCCATGTGCGCAGATTCCGTAAGGGATTTAATACGACCAGCTCAAGTAAAATTGCGGCCTGTGCCAAATTAAAGCACCTAATCGAGACTGATCGTATGAAACTTAATTCAAAGCCTTTTGTCAGCGAGCTCAAAACATTCATTGCAAAAGGCACAAGTTTTGAAGCTAAAGTAGGGCAACATGATGACCTAGTAAGCAGTATGTTACTGGCAGTTCGCATGATCATGCTGTTACAAGACTGGGATCCTGCAATTTACGATAAAATGCGCGAAGAAGCAGAGGGAGAGTTTGACATGCCCATGCCCATCTACATAAGTTCATACTAAATATAGCATATGAAACCTATTAAAATTATCAGCCAAGATTTATTCGACAAAGTCCGTAGCCGCTTCTCAAATTTAGAGATGGGCGACGAAACTGGTGCAGTAACCATCGACCCTGTAGAGGCTCGTTTCTTTGATTTTGACTTTGTGTCAGAAGGAAACAACCTAGGGCGTGTTAGCATCAGCTTAAATGATTTGGGTAGTTTAAAAGTCTACTATAGCCAAGGCATTACAGAAAATCAAGACGATCCAGCAAAGAAAGAGTGGTATCGTTTTTTAAAAGAAATGAGATTTTTCGCTATGCGCAGACTACTAAGATTTGACACCCGCGATATCGCTAAAACAAATCTTGACAAGAACGATTTTCAGCATTTGGCTGCAACACAGGGCCCCAAGGAAGAACCTACTATGAATATGAACGAAACTAAAAAAATCAGAAAAGGTGTATCAGAAAACGCCGGACGAGAATTAACAAACACTCCGCGTGATCGTTTGATATCAAGAATGAGTCCTAGTGTTGATAACAATGCCTTGATGCAAAAAGTTGGTAAAGTAGTAAACAGCCCAGAATTTAATAGTGACACTATTTTAAAAA